GTATTCATTCAAAGTGTGGCGCGACCCATCCAACGGTCACCTCATGATTATCGATGCGCACCAAAGGAGGAAGGCTCTGCTTGGTTTGCGCAAGTACGGCTACATCATTCCCGATATTCCCTATGAGGAGATACAGGCTGCTGACAAACAGGAAGCCGTAGAGGAGATAGCTGCCTACAACTCAGAGTTTGCTCAGAAGAATCCCGACACCATTCTTTTTCAGAAATACCATATCTCAACCGACCGACTGGAGACATTCAACCTTGGCTTCGAGTTGAAGAAGAATGACTACGATGTTGGCGCAAAGCCTCTTTTTGCCAACGAAGAGGAGAAGGAAGAAATTAAGGAAGATGATGTGCCTATAAACATTCCCGGTACTGGAGATGCCGTCTTTGCCAAGACTGGAGATATATGGCTCCTTGGCGAAAACCGTCTGATGTGTGGTGATTGCCGTAGTAAGAAGGATGTTATTGCCCTTATGGACGGTCGCAAGGCTGACATGATTCTCACAGACCCTCCCTACAATGTCAACTACGAGGGTGGCAACGATGACAAGCTCAAGATAGAGAACGACTCTATGGATAACGATATGTTCCTGCGCTTCCTTCGTTCATGCTTTGAGGTGATGTTTCAAGTGCTTAAGCCCGGTGGTTCTTTCTACATGTTCCATGCTGACAGTGAGGGCGAGAACTTCCGCCGTTCACTACGGGAGAGCGGTTTCAAGATCGCGCAATGTTGCATTTGGGTCAAGAACTCACTTGTCATGGGTCGTCAAGACTACCAGTGGCAGCACGAGCCTTGCCTTTATGGTTGGAAGCCTGGTGCCGCTCATCATTGGAATTCAGACAGAAAGCAGACTACAGTTTGGAACTTCGACAAGCCTACTGCAAACCGAATACATCCTACCATGAAGCCAGTAGCATTGATGGCTTATCCCATCTGCAACTCTTCCTCTCATGGAGATATCGTGGTGGACATGTTCTCAGGCTCCGGCTCGACAATCATGGCTTGCCAGCAAACTGACCGCATCGGCTATGCGATGGAGATTGACCCGAAATATGTGGCAGCGAGTGTGATAAGGTTTACGACTATGTTTCCACAACTTCCAGTACGATTACTGCGTGAAGGCACACTTATGTCTGTTGAAGATACTAAAAAACTCATGGCATGAATGGAAGCAAAGACATAGCTCGTAGGGCATTGGAGAACATGATAACCGATGACTATGTTCAGCAGGTGCGTACCTTTGGCGCATTGGACTATACGCCGGAGCGCATCTGCCGCCTTCTTGGACTAAGCAAGAAGGACAGCGTCTCGCTCACCATGCGCATCGATACACCGGGCGACATCTATAACGATGCCTACCACCAAGGGCGCGCCCTTGGTGAGTATAACATCGACGCAGAACTGGCAAAGAAGGCAGAGACTGGTGACGGAGATGCCATCTCGCTCCTTGAGGAGCGAAAGAACGAGCGCACGGAGAAAGACTTGCGCTTGAAACTGTTTGGAATATGAAAAGTAAGATAGAACGACTTGACAGCATACACCCCGACCTTATTTCGGAGTTCCTTGCCACCGGGCATTGCAACGGCATCCCGGAGGACATCGCCATGTTTCTAAAGCAGTTGCAATGGGCTGCTGAGATATTCGAGTACGAGCGCAACATCACCCGTGCGGCACGTAAGCTGAAGCTGCGTATCAATGCCGAACAACATGTGATGATAGAGGAACGGACATGCATGGCACGAATCTATGAGGCGATAAACTATTTCCAAGTAGACTGCAACGTTCCAATCAAAGTTTGGGAGAGCAACTTCGCCAACAAATATGAGGACTTGGCGAAGCTCTGTGCTTTGCAGCGTGATTACAAGTCGATGAAGGCTTGCTATGACGCTGCGTTGGAATGCCGCCGTCGTTCATCTGAAATCGCCGAGGCCGACCATGACCTTGGTGTTATGTTCATCATCACCCCGGAACTGACACCCGAAGACCTTGGCTTCGAGAAGAAGAGTTTGAAGAAGATTGCCGACAAGCACAACCGTGGCTTCTACTTGCAGCTTATCGACTCGCTGCCTATAGAGAACGTCGAGAAGAAACGCTTGCTGCGTGACAGCGACATTGAGGACGCACAATTTGAGGAGATAACAGATGACAAACAATGAACAAACTATAACCGAATTCCAACATTACTACATGAATTCGGTGCAGATGCTCGCCACCATCATCGACCCCAACATGCTTTATGCAGAATGGGGTCGTGCCACTGGAAAGACAGAGGGTGTCATGGGACCGCGCATCATCCGCGTGATGAACGACATGCCGGGCGAGCTTTCTTTCCTGGTTCACAAAACATACGTCGCCCTTATGACCAACGTGTGGCCGAACATTCAGGCTTATTTCTCACGACCCGTGATGGTCAACGGCAAACAACGCGCCATGCTTGAATACGGCATTGACTACGTTGTCGGCGAGTCGAAACTGCCGAGCCATTTCCGCCGTCCACGTTACCCAATTTCCTACGCTAAACACTCTGTGGTGTTCCGCAACGGCTCCCACCTGCAACTTGTCAGCAGCGACCAGCCGGAGAGCGTAGCCGGACGCAATGCCGTACATGCCTTCATCGAGGAGATGAAGCACAACAGCGGTGAGAAACTGAAATCACGACTGTTCCCATCCCTCCGTGGCGGCCCGGCTGAGATACGCAAGTCGGCATACTACGAGGGTGTGACAGGCGTGAGCGATACTGCACGAGTTGACCTTGGCGAGGATGACTGGTTCGAGGACTATGAGCGCAACATGGACAAAAACCTTATCTCAGAGATTGCCACCGTCTCGCTTGCCGTAAACAGGTCGATGTACAAGCAGTTCGTCTATCAGAAGGAGATGCGCGAGACAAAGAACCCGGTCACTATGGAGAAGATACGGCTGGAGATGGAAAAGCTACAGCACTTTGTAGCGATGTGGAAGCCGCGCCTTGCAGACATGCGTCGCAATGCCGTCTATTATATCCGTGCAAGTTCGTTCTGCAACAAGGACATCCTTGGCCCGAAATTCTTCAAGACACAGCTTGACACCCTCGACATGGATGAGTTCCTGACCTCCATCTGCGGCATCCGCCACAAGGAGGTTACCAATAAGTTCTTTGGCGCCTACGACCGTGAAAAGCACCAGTTCAAGGACTCGTATATCTACGAGGAGATAATGAAACACAATCTGAAGGATAAGTTCATACTCACCTCCCGTTATCTGAAACACTATGACAAGCGAGAACCGCTGTATGTAGGCTTCGACCCCGGCGACTTCTGTTCGCTCATCGTAGCGCAGAAGAAAGAATACGGACAGCGGATTGACATCATCAAGGAGTTTTGGGCTTACCTGCCCGACAGTCAGGACTCGCTGGCACAACAGATGTACCAGTTCTTTGGTGCCGATGCCGTGAACAAGGTGATACACCTATATCCCGACCGTGCTGGAAACAAGCGGCGCGAGGAACTGGAGCAGATTACCACCGACAGCCGTGCGCTGAAAGCGGCACTGGAGAGCTACGGCTTCACGGTGATACTCTACAACGAGGGTGCGCCGACCATCTACCACTGGCAGCAGTTCAAGCTCTGCCTTCTGCTGTTTTCGGAGCGTCTGCCGATACTTCCCAAGGTGCGCATCGACGAGAACGAATGCCCCAACCTTTGCAGCGCGATTTTAATATCGCCAATCATCAAAAAAGGCGGCATGATAGAGCTTGACAAGTCGAGCGAGAAGAAACAGGCACTAAAGAACCAGGCAGGACTGACAACACAGTTGCCGAGTGCCATGATTTACCTCCTTTATGGCCTTTACGGAGACCTTGCAAAGAAGGAATTAAGTACCTTCCCCGACGATTTGCCCGACAATGTGAGCTTGTAAAGTGGTTGAAAAGTAGCGGATAACAGGCGCAAACGGAAACAATAATTTCACGAAAAGCATGAATAATCGACCCTTTTTACATGGGTGAAAAAGTCAAAACGTTGGTTTTCAGCCGTTTGACCTCCAAACGACCGAAAAGCCGAAAAAACGAGAGGCGTTTTTTAGCACGCACCGCTGAGAATGTTAAATGAGGTGCAACCCCCTTTGAGGTCGGAAATATGACATGCCGCCACCCCCGTCGGCAGGCTGCGAGGGCGCATTTCGTCCTTTGCACCGCAAGAGAGAATATATATTTTTGCATCAATGGAAAAGCCATGCGAGATAGACGGCCCCATCGCCATGCACAATGCACGTGAGATAAGCAAGCTGCCCGACGGCAGCTTCACCATCGTGTTCTTCCCCTACTCAAGAAGCCGGGGCGAGGCAAGCGCACACCTGCGCGTGAAGGAACATTGCCGA